ATGGGTAGGACCCAACACAGTATTACAAGAAGAGAAATAACATACGATCCGTTGCCCTCGCAGAAGGCGTTTCACGAGTGTCCGGCGCGCTTTAAGGGGTTCTCCGGGCCCGTAGGTAGCGGAAAAAGCCAGGCACTCTGCCAGGAGGCTATCCGGCTGGCTTATCAGAATCCGGGGCGCACGGGATTGCTGGGCGCTCCGACTTATGCGATGTTACGGGACGCCACGCAGGCCGCGCTGTTCGAGATCCTGGGCGAAAACGAGATCCCGTATGAGCATAACAAGAGCGAAAGCATCTTGATCCTGAAGGACAGCAAGTCCACAATTCTATTTCGCTCCATGGAGGACTACGAGCGGCTGCGGGGCCCGAACCTGGCATGGTTCGGGCTGGACGAGCTGACTTACACGCCAGAGGAAGCATGGAACCGGCTGGAAGGCCGGTTACGGGACCCCAAGGCACCGCGTCTCTGCGGCTTCGCGGCCTGGACTCCGAAGGGCTACGACTGGGTGTACCGCCGGTTCATCGGCGACGAGACCAAGGTGCACGGCCATGTCGCCATCCTGGCCCAGCCGAATGAAAACGTCCACCTGCTGGCGCAGGTGCCGGACTATTACGAGCGGCTCAAAGACAGCTACGACAAGCGATTCTTCGCGCAGGAAGCTCTGGGCGAATACTTGAGCCTGGACGGCAGCCGGGTATACGGCGCGTTCGACCGCAAGGTGCACGTTCAGCCCCTCAACGTCGATCCGAACGTGCCGCTGCTCTGGGCGCTGGACTTCAACGTGGACCCGATGAGTTCGATCGTCGGCCAGTACAACGGCGGGATATTCCGGGTGCTGGATGAAATTGTGTTACGGCACGCGAGTACCCCGGAGGCCGTGAAGGCTTTCACCGAACGGTACCCCAGGCATGCACTGGGCGTGACGGTGTACGGGGACGCTTCGGGCCAGAACCTAAAGACGTCGGGCGTTACCGACTACCAGATGATCCGCGATGCATTCCAGGAAAAGGGCATAACCAACGTGAACTACAAGGTACCTCCCTCGAACCCGGGTGTTCGCGACCGGATCACTCTGACCAACGGCCGGTTAAAGTCCGCCTCCGGTAACATTGCCCTGCTGGTGGACCCGAAGTGCAAGGAACTCATCCAGGATTTTGAGCAGGTCTCTTACAAGATCGATTCCACGCAGGTAGACAAGGACCGCGATCGCATGCGAACCCACGCGTCAGACGCCGTGGGATATCTGCTGTGGCAGGAGTGCATGGGCGGCCTGAAGATCGGTGAAAGGCAGAGACGACTTTTATAGCCATGGAAAACATCAACCGGGAACATCCTGAATACATCGCCCACAAGGGGATGTGGAAACAATACAAGGACCTCTATGCAGGCGGCGAGCAGTTTCGCTTGAGCGCCTCCGACTACCTGATGCGCCGCCACAAGGAGCCCGGTCCGATCTACCAGGAGCGGCTGAGCCACGTCTTCTACCAGAACTACATTGGCTCGATCATCGATTGGTACGCCGCCACGCTGATGCACCGCGAACCAGTCCTAATGTTCGAGGGCAATGATGCGGCGGCTAAAGACTTCTACAGCATGCTCTACGACGACTGCGACCTCAAAGGAACCAGCCTCCCCGAGTTCTTCCGGCAAAGGTTCGTCCAGATGGCAGTCTGCGGATCCAGTTACATTGTGGTGGACTTTCCCAAGACCACGGGCGCGGCGCGGTCGCGCGCCGAAGAAGACGCCTCCGGCCAATCGCGGGCCTACCTGGTGGATTACGGCCCGGAGGAAGTCATCAACTGGAACTTTAACGAGACAGGCGGGCTGGAATGGATTGTCATCCGGACATCGTGCCTCCAACAATCGCGGGTGACGGACGCCAAGTGGGAGAGCGAGACGCGCTGGATTTACTACGACCGCGAGAACTTCCAGATCTTCCGCAAGGCCGGCGAGAGCAGCCCGATCGAACTGATCGACCAAGGGCGGCACGCGCTGGCGTCGCTCGGCCGCGTGCCGGTTTTCCAGATGAGAGTGACGGAAGGCCTGTGGCTGATGAATAAGTCGGCGCTGCTACAGTTAGAGCACTTTAATAAGTCCAACGCGCTCGGATGGGCGCTCACCATGGGACTTTTCGCCACCCCAGTGATCTACTCGGACCGCGAGTGGAACCAGATCATCGGCGAATCCTATTACATCCAGATGGGGCCGAACGACCGCTTCGGATGGACCGAGCCGGAAGGCAAGGTTTATCAGATCGCCGCAGACAACCTGGGGCAACTGATGGACGAAATCTATCGCGTCTGCTATCTGATGAGCCAGGCGGGCGACGGCGGCGACGCGCGCCAGTCCGCACTGAGCAAGCAGATGGAATTCAGCACTACCGAGGAAGTGCTGCGCGCTTACGGCGACGCGGTCAAGGAGACCTTGCGGCAGATTCTATGGGCGGTGGCGGCGGCGCGGCAGGACAGCGTCACAATCGACGTCGCGGGCATGGACGAGTTCGACATCAACGACCTCGGCACGGAGCTCGACGATGCCAAGAAGCTGCTGGATTTAGGAATCGGGTCGGAGACGCTAAAGAAACAAGTCTTCAAGAAACTGGCCCTCAAGTACCTCAGCGATGCGCGACAGGACATCAAAAACCGGGTCGCCGAGGAGATCGAACACCAATAAGGAGACCTATGGAAGGAATAGATATTCAAGCGATCGTGCGCCAGGCGGTTCAAGAATTCGTCAAAGACGAAAAAGGCAAAAGCGAACCGGCTTACAAAGCGGAACTACTGGAAGAACGCAAGCGGCGGGAGCAGTTGGAACGCCGGATGAATGAGCTGGTGGCGGAGAACAAACGCAGCCGCCAGGCGGCGGAAGAGGCGGAACGCAGCTCGACCGTCAGAGCCGAGCTGCAGCGCCTTGGGGTGGCAAAGATCGATCTCGCGTTCAAGGCGGTACAAGACGGCATCGTGCGTACCGAGGACGGACGCCTGGTGGCACGGGCCGAGAGCGGCGAAATGCCGGTCAAGGACTACCTCACCAACTTCGTCAACGAGAATCCGGAGTTTCTGCCGGCTCGGATTGCGGGGGGAACCGGGATGACGGCAACCCTCAAGGCCCCGGTGGTGGGCAGAGAAGCAGTCAGTATCGACCAAATCCGCCCAGGTATGAGCGCGGAACAGATGCAGCGGGTACGTGAGGAGATCGTGCGGGTTGCATCACAGTCCCTTCGGGGCATGTAGCAGTACCGGCACACTGGCCGGCAAAAACAGTCAATAAGGAGAAAGAATGGGAGCAATTACATCAAACAACGTCGCAAGCGCGATTGTGAAGCTGGTAGCGGCGGACGCATTGCCGGCACTGGTGGCGAACCTGGTCATGGGGAACCTCGTCAATCGCGATTACGAGCCGGTCCTGGCGAATGCCGGAGACACGGTCAACGTGCCGATTCCCCCGGCGATGCAGGCGAACAACATCCTGGAGGGCGGAACGGTGCAGACGCAGAACCCGAGTCTGGGGAACGCGCAAATCGTGCTGAACACGCACGCGGAGGCAACTTTCCAGATTCCGGACGTGACCAAAGTGCTGGCGGTGCCCGACCTGTTGAAGGTCTACATGCAGCCGGCCGTGATCGCCATTGCGGAGAAGGTCGAAAGCGACCTTCTGAACCTGTATGCCGGCTTTACGGCCAACAGCCCGGTTGGTACGCCGGGCACGGCCATCACCGAACCGACCATCGACGCGGCGGAAACCGCGCTGTTCCTGGCAAAGGTTCCGCCCACCGAGCAGAAGTTCATCGTGGTGGACGCGGCGGCGTATTCGGCGTGGCGGCAGATCCCGCGGTTCAGCGAATTCCAGACGGCCGGCGACGCCGGTTTGATGGCGCTGATCGGCGGAAGCGTGGGGAAGATCAAAGACTTCTTCGTTTTCCGTTCACAACTCGTCAAGAAGACGGGCTCGAGCCCGGTCACCACGCACAACCTCGCGTTCACGCGCGACGCGCTGGGCCTGGTGATCCGGCGCCTGCCGCAACCGCTGCCGGGCACCGGCGCGATCGCGGAGTATGCCGAGTTTGGCAATTTCGGAATGCGCGTCGTGATGAGCTACCAGCCGAATACGCTGGCGCAGCAATTCACGGTCGACATTCTGTATGGATGCGGCGTGTTGCGCAACACCGCCGGCGTGCAGGTGAACACCTAGCGGGAGTTGGGGGCGGCGCTTTCTTCGGACGGCGCCGCCCTTGATATCGCTTCGGGATATGGGAGTTAGGAGTCAGAAGTCAGGAGCCAGAAGTCAGAATGCTTCGGGCCCGTGACTACACACAACGAGAACAGCATTCTCGTGGGGCGGGTATTGCGGCAAGGAAAACATCAAAAGGAGAACAGCATGGACCTGAGACAGTACTACCAAAAGATTCGTGAGAAGGAAGGGACCTTCAAGGATCCGTACCCGGTGCTCGTCAGCCGGGAGACGGGGGATGGCGGCAAGGTTGGCGTGCTCACCGAGGTGACGCGCCAAATCGCTGCCCGGATGGTGGTCGACGGGACGGCGCAGGAGGCTTCGGAAGAGCAAGCCAGGGAATTTCGCAAGCAACAGGCGGAGGTGCTGCGGCTGGCCCAGGAGGCGGCCGAGGCGGCCAAGGTACAAGTCACGGTGGTCACGACCGAGGAATTCAAGCGGATCAGGGGCGGCAAGCCCGGGAAGGAATAGGCGACTCACATGGCTCTGTTCACAGACGGTCCCGTTTCGAGCATCGAAGATCTGACGGCACAGGACTCTCAGCTCCTGAACGTGGCGAACGTCGAAGGGATCGACGTGACGCAGAAGCTGGCGCTGGCCCAGGAGCAACTGGCTTTGGAACTCATCACTCTGCTGGACAGGATGAGCTTCGTGAACCAGTGGTCCTGGCTGGCGCCGCCGCCATCACTCAGAACCGTGGTGGTAACGCCAGCGCTGAAACTGTGGCACACATTTCGCAGTCTGGAGCTTGTGTATGCGGACGCGTTCGCCAGCCAATTGAACGACCGGTACGCCGCCAGACGCGATCAATTTCACGAGCAGGCCAAGCAAGCCTGCGATCAGTTGGCGGCGGCCGGTATCGGCATTGCCTGGACACCCGTGCCGCAGGCGGCGGCGCCGAACGTGGTGGCGGCAGCCGGCAACCTGCCGGACAACACTTACTACGTCACCGTGACGTGGACAAACTCGACTAACGAAGAAGGCGCCCCAGCCGTCACCTCAGCCATCACCACTACCCAAAGCACGCTGCTGGTGCAACCGGTGGCGCCGCCGGCGAACGCGGCGGGATGGAATGTCTACGTCGGAACCGATCCGGACGGCCTGGAGTTGCAAAACGGCTCGCCCATCGCGGTGGGCCAGACCTGGCTGCAACCGGATACGGTGACGACGGGCGGCCGGGGACCGGGAACCGGACAATCGCCCAGTTGCCTGAGGCCTGCGCCGAGAGTAATCCAGAGGGGCTGATGACTACAACGATTGGAAGCGCGATTTCGGCAAAAGTGCTGCAACGGATCACCGGCCCAGCGGGCGTGAACTCCGGCCTGGCCGCGCTCACGCAGGGGAGCGCGGCGGCGCCGAGCCCCTTCAGCCCGGCGCAAGTGCGCTCGCAAAACGTAGCGCCCGACGTGGCGGACCGCAGCAACACCATGCAGTACCCATCGTTGAATGTGTACTGCGAAAAGATCATCAACAGCCTGGTGGAAAAATTTCGCAGCTTTTCCGGCACC